CCTACTTTCCAGACACCGTATTTTATGCAAATCAGATGAATATGATGCCGCATCTTGAGAAAAAGATGCAATATGACTATTTACGGAATAAACTCTCTCGTAGAAGTCGGTTCAGTAAGTGGCATAAACAGGAAGAAAACAAGGATATTGATGCAATAAAGCAATATTATGGTTATTCTTCTCAAAAGGCAAAACAAGTTCTTCATCTATTTTCAGATGAACAAATTAAGGAAATTAAGTCTCACCTAAATACTGGTGGACATAAATAGTAGAAAGGAAAGTCTATGAATTTTAACCCAGTAAAAGGAATCAGTGGAGATTCATCAACATTTTTTGAAGTAACTGATATTCCAAAACATAAAGCATTTTTAATTTCAAATCCAACGACAAGTACTGCTACAGTATCTTTAAAATTTATGAAACCAGATGGTACTGGTACTGATACCTTTACAGTTAGAATTGTATCAAATGCAGGTGCTCTTTACTTTCCTTTAAGATTACATAGCGTTACTAGTACCAATACAAGTCTTAACATAGTATTTTTGAGTTGATATATGAATAATTTGATGCTAAAAGATACAGATATACCGTCTATCTGGTCCTATGAAAATAAACAAGCATTTCCTTCTGGATCCACATGTGGAGTGTATAATGGTATATTGCCTTGGAATGGTTCTGAAAATACAGGTGCAAGTGAATCTTTCAGTATAAATTTAAGTTCATATAATCACTCTGCTTGTTTAGTATCTGTATTTGAAGAAAATACATTGTATAATGTTGGACTAGATATAAAATTATCAATACCAAGTTTTACTAATGATGATTTTAGTCAAGGCGGTGTAACTAATTTAACACCTATATTTCGAAGCGGTCTGCATTATTTTCCATTTAGACTGAATGAATTGACTCTTAAAATTGATGAAGTTACGGATGATTATGGTGTTGAAGTTGGAGTAACTTATGATATCAATTGGAGTGTACTTTTACTTTCATAATGCTAACACAAGAACAAATACAACTTTTAAATTCGTTAAAGGGAGAGGTTGATAAGATCAAGGTCAACATCCTCTTGGAAAATAAGAAACTTGATCAGATTGCTGATGCTATAAATCAGGTTATAAATTATGTCCAGACCAACAAAGACACAACTAGTACCACTTGATTTGCAGTATCTTCGATTCCCAATTTATAGGAGATATATTACAATGAGTTTTAGCTATCGTTTTCTATCGTTCATCGCACTTTTTACCTCAGTAGTTCTTCACTTCGCAGGTTTTGAATTTAATGTTGTTTCTTGCTTCGCAGGACTCAGCATTGTTCTTCTTGCATATGACAACCATACTCTTCGTGCTCGTCTAGACGAAAAGCACAACTGGGATTACATCGGTGATCTTGAACGACGAGTTGATCGCGTGGATGAGGGTCTTTCATGCATCAAGAACAAGGTTAATTCCTGCTGCAAGCCAAAGGATGCTTGTCCATCTACAGTGACTAACTGAGATACAACTTTTTTCTAGAAGAACCCCGCGAAAGCGGGGTTTTTTATTTAAAATCCCTGTTTTTATAAATATTGATAAAATCGGAGATATTATGGAAATTGATGATGATATTTTTCAGGGATTGGGTGTTGAAGTGACACTAAAGAATAAAGAGGACTTCCTTAAGGTAAAGGAAACTCTAACCCGGTTGGGTGTCTCTTCCAAGCACGAAAAGAAACTATACCAGTCTTGTCATATTCTGCATAAACGCGGTAGATATGCCATTATGCATTTCAAGGAAATGTTTTTGATGGATGGACTGGAGAGTGATATTAGCGAAGAAGACGAAATGAGAAGGAACACTATTGTTAAACTGCTAGTAGACTGGGGTCTATTAGATGCAGTGGATCCTACGGAATACGAAAAACAATTAAGTCTTGCTCGTTTAAAAATTCTTTCACACAAGGAGAAGGGAGACTGGGAACTCGTACCTAAATACCATATAGGAAGGTGATTTTTTATGAATATGATTCAAGCGATAGGTGCTCCGTTTTCGGTTGATTTTTCTTCTTGCTCAAATAAACTACCAGAACTGTTCAGATGGACTACAGATGATAAACCAGTAAAGGTTTATATTGATCGTGGCATTGCTCTTGGTTTACAAGAACCAAAGAAAGAAGGAGAAAACAAAATTGCATGGGTTTGTGAATCCCGTGCTATATTTCATTTGTCTTATCCAAGAGAAGTTTGGATGGATCAATTAGAACAGTTATCGAATTCTTTTGATCTGGTTGTAACATCAGAAAAAGAACTATGCAAGTTTGATAATATTAAGTTTTCATATGCTGGTAGCAATTTACCTTGGTTGCCAATTAAATATTCAAAGAAAACTAAAAATGTTTCACTCATTGCTTCTCCAAAGAAAGCAACTTTTGGACATGTGATTAGACACATCATAGCAGAGAATAAAAAAGATCAAATTGATATATTTGGTGGTGCTAGTGGATCAAAACGATTTGGTTTCAGTGATACAAATCCGTGGCCAGATAAGTCGGAAGCAATCTGTCCGTATAGATTTTCTCTTGCAATAGAGAATGATTCATATAAAACATACTACACAGAAAAAGTAACTGACTGTTTTGCATCTGGAACTATACCAATTTACTGGGGCACTCCAGACATAGGAGATTATTTCAACATGGATGGAATTATTTCCTTGACTCCTGAGTTCGATTATTCTATACTAACTGAAGAATTATATGAAAGCAAATTAGAAGCAGTCAAAGATAACATGGAAAAGGTTTCCAGGCTTCAAAATGCAGATGATTATTTGTACAAATTAATTATGGAATCTATATGAATACTGAGATTGTTTCTTTTTATTCGGACATTGAAGGTAAAACATATTATAGTGATCATGCAAAAAGACTTTCTGAAAATTGTAAATCTTTAAATATACCACACGATATTAGACATTTAGAATCAAAAGGTAATTATAGATTAAATTGTCTTTCTAAACCAAAGTTTATTCGGGAATTATTACTAGAAAAAGAAAAACCATTCGTATGGATGGATGTAGATTCTGTTATTCATAACGAATTGACGATATACGATGACAAAGAAAAAGTATGCGATGTGATATTTGCATATCAGTCTTTGACTCCTGCTTTGCATATAAACAAACCAAAAGCATCTCCAATTTATTTGAACTATAATCAAAAAATTTTAGAGTTTATGAACTATTGGGTAGAACGGTGTGAAGAAAACTCTAAAAACTCTAAATTTAAAGTTTTTGATCATGAGATATTATTAAATGAAGTTTTGCCGGTATACATGAAAACTCTTAGAATAGGTGTACTTCCGCTTAACTATGCAATCTGGCCAGGAACTGAAATACCAAGCAACATGAAACCTATGATTACGATGGGAATAGCAGATAATACTTCTAAAGAACAATCTCTTCGTGAAATGGGAATGAAAGAAAAAGACATAAATTTTAACTTATTAAGACATTGAATATTGACATAATGAAATCAGAAATAAATGCTACAATTTTAAATGGTGATTATTTTTCTTCTAAAGGTATAACATTTGATATACCAGTAGAAATACATTTTAGTAGATTTGGGGACGCAAACTCTAGACATCAATTAGGTGATGTTAAAATAAATTTTAAAGATATATCTAGTTTTAAAGTTTTTGTTTGTTCAAATGAACCAGTAAGTTCTAGAAGTAGAGAAACCACAGAAAACATAATACACAATGCACATAAGTATGATTTGATATTGACGAGTGAAAAGAAAATACTACAATCAGTTTCAAATTCAGTTTTATTTCCTTATGGTACTACATGGTTAAACAAAGATAAAAATCATTTAGATTCTCTTGGTGTGTTTGATGAATCTATATTTTCTTCTACATTTGAAAATAAAAAATTTGAGATAAGTTTTTTATCCACATCACATTTAGGAAAAGAGGGGTACAATCATAGATGTATTATTTGGAATAACAAACATGTATTTAGGTATCCAACTAAATTTTATTCTAGTACAAGATTTCCTACAAATAATGGTGTTTTTTCGAATACCCTACATGATGGTATGTTACCAAACGACGACAAAATAAATTTGTTTAATTCTCAATTTAGTATTGCAATTGAGAGCAGCGTTGAGGAATCGTATTTTACAGAAAAATTAATTGATTGTTTATTAACTAAAACTGTTCCTGTTTATTTGGGGTGTCCGAATATATCTGATTTTTTTGATACTAGGGGTATGGTTGTAGCATCTTCAGTTAAAGAACTTGTGGAAAAAATTAACACGTTTACGGATAAAACTTATGATTCTATGAAACCATATATTGAAGAAAATTATAAAAGAGCACAAAAGTATGGTTCTTTTTTCTTTGAAAGAATTAAAAATGAAATTAATCTTTATAGGTTAAATTTAGTCGAGCAAGGAAAAATAAAATGATTGTTCAAATAACTATGACTAGAAATGAATTGTTTTTACTCAAAGAGATGCTTCCTCTCTGGCAAAAATATGCTGATGCTTTTGTATTCATGGTAGATGATTCTACCGATGGAACTTATGAATATTTAATGGATAATCGGAAACAATTTAACATTTTAAATGTCATTCCTGCAAATATTGATCGCAATGATATTACAACAAATATTGAATCAGAAATAAGACAAAGATTATATGATGAAGCATATAAACATAGTGGAAAAATATTGTGTTTAGACACTGATGAATATTTTGATGGATCGATGACAAAACAACAGTTAAACGAAGTACTTACTAATAATAAAGATATATTAATTCATTCACAGTGGATACAGTATACAGACAAACATCAAATTAGAATTGATGGTCCTTGGGGTAAAAATTATAAAGATAGAATAGGTTCTTATAGCAAAAGAACTCTTTTTAAATCCGCGCAAATGCATTCAGAACATCTTCCCGTTCCAGAAAAACAAGGAGTAATTGAAATGCCAAATCTTTTTATAGCACATCTTCAGTGGTTATGCAAAGATACAGTTGCAGTTAAACAGTATTTTTGGAAAATATGCGATTATGTAAATAGGGTTAGATTTGGTATTGACACAATACCAGCATCAGCATATGATGCATCTGTAAATAATTTTGATTGGAAATATGAAAATATAGAGATACCATTAAAAGTTGATCCTAAAATTTATGACAATCATGATATTTTAAATAGCTACAAATATAAATTTATCCGTGAAAATATAGAAAAATATAACATTCCTAATTTAAATGATTGGGGAACTGGTATTCATAATGGAACATATACTAGAATTAATTAAAGAATATATCAACGAAAAGAACCAGAATAAGATATGGGTTGCTGGACAAGATGTTGTTCAATATGCTGGTCCATATTTTGGAACCGAAGAATATGTTGAAGCAGTACGAGCATTACTAAACGGATGGCTTGTTCTTGGTGAAAATGGAATTCGGTTTGAGCATCAATTTCCTAAATTTGTTGGTAAGAACTTTGGTATACTTACCAACAGTGGAAGCAGTTCAAATCTGCTGATGATGTCTGCTCTTACTTCAAAGCGATTGACTAACTTTGAAAAGGGAACAAAGGTAATTACACCAATTGCTGGTTTTCCAACCACAATCAATCCAATATTCCAAGTCGGATTTGTTCCTGAGTTTGTTGATATCGATCTTGATACTCTAAATCTGGATCTAGATCAAGTAGAACAAAAGGCAAAAGAGGGGTGTAAAGTAATTACTTTTGCCCATGTTCTTGGAAATCCACCGAACATGAATAGACTCATGGATATTGTTAATCAGTATGGTTTGGTATTTCTTGAAGATTGCTGTGATGCACTAGACTCTACTTATGATAACAAACCACTGGGTTCTTTTGGTGATTTTGCCAGTTGTTCTTTCTATCCAGCCCATCACATCACTATGGGTGAGGGTGGATTTGTTGCTTGCAATACACAACAACAAGAAATTGTGGTTCGCAGTTTCCGTGAATGGGGCAGAGGTTGCTACTGTGTTGGTAAGAAAGCCAATATGTTGAAGAACGGTATGTGCAAGACAAGATTCTCTAATTGGCTTCCTTCGTTACCTGATGAGATATTTGATCATAAGTATGTTTATGATGAAATTGGATACAATATGAAACCAATAGAACTACAGGCTGCTATGGGTCTTGCTCAACTCAAGAAACTCCCAACGATCACACAGAAAAGAAATCACAACCACAAGAGACTGTCTGATATCTTTGCCAAGTATGAAGAATATTTCATTATTCCAAAAGCAACAGAACATGCAAATCCAAGTTGGTTTGCATTTGCTTTGACGATCAAGGATGGTGCGCCATTCAAGCGTAAGGACATTGTAAACTATTTTGAAGATAACAAGATTCAAACTAGACCATACTTTGCTGGAAATGTTATGTTACAACCTGCATATGCCGGAATTATGAATCAAGATGATGTAATTAATAATTTCCCAAATGCAAGAAAAGTTACAACTGACACTTTCTTCTTGGGAACAAGTCCGGTTATTACCGACGAGCAACTTGACTACATTGATTCTGTTGCTACAGCATTTTTTAAGGATTATAAATGAGCAAGAGAGTTTTATTGATAACTGGAACAACAGATATGCTTCGTAAACCAAATGAAGTAGACAATACTATGGAAGAAGTTTTTGATTTAACTTTACCATCTAAACTTCGATATGTCAAAAAACATGGTTATGATATTTTGTCTTTAAGATCCTTTGGTGTAGATAATAGAAATGTGTTTACAGAAATAGATCTTGGGTTTTTGAGAGTAATACGAGTATTTGAAATGTTGGAATATTACAATGTAGTAATGTGGATTGATGCCGATTCCATTATAACTAATGATAATTTCTCTATTGATGAATTCCAACTCGACCAAGATCATAGTTTTTATGCTTCATGGGATTGGAGCGGTAAAGGAACAATCAGCACTGGTAATTTTATAATTCAAAAATGTCCTAGCACAAATGAAATGTTTGATGCTTTTTTAAAAGTTGGTAAATATGTAAAAGACACAAATCAATGGGGGTGGGAGCAGACTACTATGAACATAATTCGTAGTCAAACAAATCTAGGAAAACACATTAAGATATTAGATCATAAATACTTAAATGCTGTTCCAAATGAATTAGAACTATTAGAAACATGGAAAGATAGAATGAAGATATTTTCGCCCTGGTCGTCAGATAGTTTTTTGTCACATTTTACTGGAATATCAAATAAAGATAGAATAGAAACACTGCAAACTTATTTTAAGGATTACCTATGATCAATTATTCTCAAAACAACGAACAGGATACAATTCTTACATACTTGAATTACCATGATATTAATTCTGGAACACTATTGGATATTGGTGCATATGATGGAGAAACCTATAGTAACACCCGAGCAATTATGTTAAAATACCCAAATTGGAAAGGCGTATTTGTAGAACCATCATCGCATTCATTTGTTAAATTATTCAATATATATCAAAATGAACCTAGAAGAGCAGAACTAATAAACTTAATAGTTACAACTGAAGATGAACTAAATAATGAAGTTCTAGTGGAATTTTATGATACGCCAACCCAATCCCCCGCATCTTCAATTGATATTAAATGTGTAAATAGATTTGTAAATAAAGTTGATAATTTTGGTGCTTCTATTGATCCTCGTAAAGTAATTACTGCAAAAGCAGGATTAAAGGAATTGTTTTTAAAATTTAATAATACATCATTTGAATTTATTAGTGTTGATATCGAAGGTGGATCAGCAAAATTAGTATTACAAAATTGGTTTAATCCGTTGGACTATGGATGTAAAATAATTTCCATTGAACATGATAATATGATTCAGGAACTACAAAATAAATTCAATAGGCTTGGTTATAATACTATATCCTATACTGGTGAAAATTTAATATTTGGTTTATAATATGAAAAAAATAGTATATGTAACTGGATGTCTTGGTTTTATAGGATCTTATGTTACTCGTATATGCCTTGAAAGGGGATGGTATGTTAAGGGTGTGGATAAGATCACATACGCAGCAAATAGAAATTTACTCGATGAGTTTAAGAGTTATCCAAACTTTTCATTTGTACAATGTGATATAAATGATTTGACATTTTTATATGACTGCGATTATGTAATTAATACAGCAGCTGAAACTCATGTAGGAAACTCAATTGCTAATAGCGATGACTTTGTTAAGTCTAATATTGACGGAGTTCATAATATCCTACAACTAATAAAAAATTATAGACAGGAAAATGCAAAAATTCCAACTCTTTTGCATTTTAGTACTGATGAAGTATACGGAGACATTGTTGATGGTGCTCATACGGAACAAGATCTGCTAAAGCCATCAAACCCATATTCAGCAACAAAAGCAGCGGCTGACATGTTGATTCTTGCCTGGAATAGGACATATGGTATACCATATGTTATTGTTAGGCCCACAAATAATTACGGTATAGGCCAGTATGTTGAAAAATTAATACCAAAGGCTTGTAAGTATCTAAAATTAGGTAGAAAGATTCCACTTCATAATCAGGGATGTCCAATACGAAATTGGTTACATGCTGAAGACACTGCTAGAGCCGTTATTACTATTATAGAAACCGAAGTTAAAAACGAAATATACAATATATGTGGTGGGTTTGAGCAATCGAATCTTAAAACTGTAGAAAAGGTATTACATTCGTTTGATATAGACTCTTCTCAGTTTTTGGATCATTTAGATTTCTCTTTCAATAGAGCAGGACAGGATGTAAGATATGCGTTAGATGACTCAAAGTTGAAGTCTATTGGATGGAATCCAGTTAAAGTCTTTGATGATGAGATAAAGTCCATAACAGAATACTACAAGAACAAGTTTATATGGTGAGGATTTATTATGAATCATTATGAAATATTTCAAAATTTATTTGTACTAGAACTTGCTAATAATCACTGGGGCTCATTAAAAAGAGCCAAGCAAATAGTTAGAGAGTTTGCAAAAATTGTAAAACAAAATAAAGTAAAAGCAGCTATTAAATTACAATTTAGAGATGTTGATAATTTTATACACAAAGACTTTAAACAAGAGGGAGTTGGTGTAGACTTAACTTCTTTACCAAAAAGAAGTAGATATATTCAAAAAACTTATAAAACCAAATTATTATATTCTGAAATGCAACACTTGGTGGAATACATTAAAAAACATGATTGTATTCCAATGTCAACTCCATTTGATGAACAATCGGTTGATTGGTGTGTGTCTATGAATCTTCCACTTATAAAAGTTGCAAGTTCCGATATTAATGATTGGTTGTTACTAAACAAAATAGCATCCACAAAAAAACCAGTGATATTATCAACTGGTGGTGCAAATGATAAACAAATAGATGATGTGGTTAAATTTTTCTGTAACAGAAACATTCCAATTGCACTTAATCATTGTGTTTCCAAGTATCCAAGTGAAGATAATGAATTAGAACTAAATCAAATAGACTATCTAAAATACAAATATCCAGACATTGTAATTGGTTTATCTACTCATGAATATCATGATTGGCATTCTTCTATGTTGATTTCTTATGCAAAGGGAGTAAGAACATGGGAAAGACACATAGACATACCATACCCATCTGGACACGAACAAAAAGAAGTATCTAAGTATTGTTCCTTACCAAATGAAATAGATGAATGGTTTAAAGCATATAATAAAGCAGTTGAAATGTGTGGTACTTCTCTAATGTCTAGAAGAGTAATAGATCAAAAAGAATCTTCTTATCTAGAGGCACTATATCGTGGATTGTATCTAAAGCGAAATGTTAAAAAGGGAGAAAAGATAAGTATTTCTGATCTTTATAGTGCAGTTCCATATCAAAAAGAGTTGGGACATTTTTCTTCCAGAGATTTTATCGAAGATGATGCAGTTGCTCTTCGTAATCTTAAAAAAGATTCACCACTAACTAAACAAGATATTTAATATGAAGGTTTCTGATTTAGTTTTTGACTTTATAAGTTCTAAAGGAATTGATACTATATTTACAGTATCTGGTGGTGGGTGTATGCATTTAATAGATTCTTTGGGGAAAAATAAGAATTTAAAATATGTGTGTAACCACCACGAACAGGCCTGTGCTATGGCGGCAGAAGGATATGCTAGAGTGTCAACTACGCCGGGATGTATTTTAGTTACAACTGGTCCAGGGGGAACAAATACAATTACTGGTGTTCTTTGTGCATATCAGGATTCTATTCCTATGATTGTTATTTCCGGGCAAGTTCCGTCTGATCAACTTTCAAATGGAACTGGATGTAGGCAAATAGGTCAGCAAGAACATAATATTGTCGATACAGTCAAATCGATGACAAAATATGCAATCACAGTTACTGACAAAGATATGATATTATTTCATCTTCAAAAGGCATATTTTTTAGCAACTTCTGGTAGACCAGGTCCTGTTTGGGTAGATATACCATTAGACATACAGAGTAGCGATGTTGATATTGTAAAATTAAAACAATTTAAAGAACCAATTGTCAAATCTAATAAACTCAAAAATTGGTGGTATAGAAATAAATTGCAAACTCTACTGAACAAAAGTAAAAAACCAGTAATTGTGATTGGAAATGGAATTAGAGTTTCTGGAACAGTCAATACTCTTATTTCTTTTTTAAACGAAACTGGAATTCCTGTGTTAACTGGACCACACTCAGCAGTCGATGTAGTAAATTCTGATTATGAATTCTATGCGGGTAGATTTGGTTTGTTAGGACAATACACATCGAATCACATAATACAAGAAAGTGATTTGGTAATATCATTAGGATCTAGGCTTAATCCTAAAATGATTGGTTATGATTCTTCTAAATTTGCACCAAATGCAACTAAATTTGTTGTTGATGTTGATCAAAATGAGATCAACAAATTAAAATTTAAGAAAAAGGTTGGTTGGTGTGTTGATCTTAGAATATTTTTTGATGCAACCAAAAATATTAATGTTCCAAATATTTCCAATTGGCAACAAAAAGTCAAAGAATATAGAAGTAAAGAAAAATTAGTCCTAGATAAACATTTAGAATTACAAAATTATGTTAGCACTTATGTTTTTGCTAATAAGTTAGAAAAATATTTAAAATCAGATTCTATTATAGTTACGAGTGATGGTACAGCACATGTTGTTCCTCTTAAAACTATGACGTTAAAAAACAATCAAAGACTATTCAGCAATGAGGGAACTGCCCCAATGGGATATGGTCTTCCAGCAGCAATAGGAGCTCATTATGGTAGTAAAACCCCAATAATTTGTATAGAGGGGGATGGTAGTATTATGATGAATCTTCACGAATTACAAACAGTAAAACATAATAAAATACCGATCAAATTATTTATTATTAACAATGATGGTTATTTGTCAATTAAATTAACACAAAATTCATTTTTCAAAGGTCATTTAGTTGCATCTGAAAATTCATCCGGGGTTTCTATACCATCATTTCAAGACTTAGCAAATGTTTTTGGGTTTAAGTATGTTTCTATAAATAACAATAATGAGATAGATCATGCGTTAAATGTTGTATTTGAGAACAATGAATCAACTATAATAGATGTATTTACGGATCCAAACGAACAACACGAACCAAAGGTAGTAGCAAAGGGTATAAATAAAGACGGAAAAATCATTCCAGGAGAATTAACAAATATGAATGTGAAGGTAATAAATTTATGAAATTCTTTTCAAAGAAAACTTCTACTAATATTTTTTATGATGAGTTATCAACTACGAAAAATAAATGATAAAAGTAAATAACGAAAATCCAAATGAACACTGGCAGTTTGTTTCGGTCAATAATCGTGTTGTTTTAGATCTGGGTTGTGGTAGATGGGAACGTGTAGAATATCGTGATCCTAACTGGCTAACAACACCAGAATTTTTTAAACAAAGAGGTGCAAAGCATGTAGTTGCAATTGACTGTGATCCAAATGAAATTAATTGGTTTACTAGTAATTTTTCCAAAGAAACAAATTACGAATTTATATTAAGTTGTATTAATTCTTCTAATGATTTTTTGAATTTAATAACAACATATAATCCAAATTGTATTAAAATTGACATAGAGGGAGCAGAGTCTAATATAATTGATTTACCGAATGATATTTTTTCAAAGGTAGATGAATACTATATAGAAACACATAATCCGCATTTGCATGAGTTGTGTGTTTCTAAATTAACTTTGTGTGGTTATCAAATTATAAACACAATAGATTTGATTCATACTAATGGCGCATGTAAAGTGATATTTGCTAAAAAATGAAGATACTAATAACTGGTGGTAATGGATATATTGCCAAAAGTCTATATTCTGGATTAAAACTACAACACCAAGTTACCGCAATCACTAGAAATAATTTCGATTTAACTGATAATAAACAGGTTTGTTCTTGGTTTGACAATAATCGATACGATGTCGTTATCCATACAGCAATAAGCGGTGGGAGTCGGTTACAAGAAGATGATCAAACCGTACTTGATAAAAACATGAAAATGTTCAACAATCTTGTAGAAAATAAACATCGGTTTTCAAGATTGATTTCTTTTGGTTCTGGTGCTGAGATTTTTCATGGGGATACTCCATATGCAAACAGCAAAAGGGAAATTGCAAAACAAATACAAGGTCTTGATCAATTTTATAACTTGAGAGTATTTGCTGTGTTTGATGAAGAAGAATTGAATACCAGATTTATAAAATCAAATATAATCAGATATATTAAGAAAGAACCAATAGTAATTCATAAGGATAAAGTAATGGATTTTTTCTATATGAAAGATTTAGTTAGTTTAGTCGATTATTATATTAAAACTGAAACTCCACCAAAAACTATAAATTGTTCATACGAACAAAAGTATACATTAAGCAACATTGCAAACAAAATTAACAATTTATTGAATCATAGAGTAGATATAGAAGTTCATCAACCCGGTCTTGATTTTTATTGTGGCGAACATACTAATGTGTCGGTTACATATAATGGTTTAGATGCAGGTATTGTTCAATCGTACTTTGGAGTCAAACGAAACAAAACATACATATAACAAAGGATCTTTATAATGTTACCAAAAATTACACTGTGCATGATTGTTAAGAATGAATCTCATATTATTCACGAATGCTTGAATTCAGTCTATAAGTACATAGACTACTGGGTTATTTGTGACACCGGATCAACCGATGGAACACAAGAAATTATCAAAAAGTTCTTCGAAGAAAAAAACATTCCAGGAGAACTACACCAACACGAATGGAAGGGATTCGGGCCTAATAGAACTGCTGCATTTGATTTATGCAAAGGAAAAGCAGATTATGCATTTGTAATTGATGCAGATGATTATATCGAAGGATCTCTTCCTAGAATAACAAACAAAGAGGCAGATGCTTTCAGTCTTAAGATGGGAAGAGTTGATTTCTCGTGGTGGAGAACTCAAATTTTCCGTCTAGATTTAGATTGGGAATATGTTGGTGTTCTTCATGAATATCCTAGACCAAGAACAAAACCAATCCCTGCTATCTCAAAACTAGAAGGTAATTATAGAATTGTCGCCCGGACTATAGGTGCAAGAAATTTAAACATAACACCAATAGAAAAGTATGCAAAGGATGCAGAAGTTCTAGAAAAAGCATTGTTAGATGAACCAGATAATCAGAGATATATGTTTTACTTAGGTCAGTCTTATTTTGATTCTCAGCAGTGGGCAAAATCAGAGGAAGCATATACTCGTAGAGCAAAGGCCGGAGGGTGGCCAGAGGAAGTTTATTTTTCTCTCCTAAGAGTCGCAATGTGTAAGGCAATGCAAGACAAACCCTGGCCAGAAATTCAACAAGCATTTTTAGATGCATATAACTATAGACCAATTCGTGCGGAACCTTTGTTCCATCTGGCACAAATTTACAGACAAAAGTTTAATTCTCCAGTTTTAGCATACATGTATGCGCGAGCTGCAATGGACATTCCTTTCCCCAAGGACGAAATTTTGTTTGTTCCTGATGCAGTTTATAACTGGGCAGTTCTAGATGAGGTAGCATCCACTGCTGCTTTTGCTGGATATCCTCTAGTTGGATTTGAAGCATCAAAGAAACTTCTACAGAGCGGAAAAGTTCCTCAAGAACAACTCAAAAGAGTTCAAGATAATCATAATTCATACTTGAAGATTCTCGATGATCTTAAGAGTAAAGGAATTCTTATTCCTGAGCAAGTACCACCAACAAAGAAGAAAAAGAAGCATAAATAAGTCTAGGAGACTAATATGCCAGCATCAAGATACGACATATACGCGGAACAGGGTAGCACATTTAAGTTACATCTAGACTACAAGTATGCAGGTGGTACTGGTATTGATTTATCAGGATTTCATGGAAACATGCAAGTCCGAAAGTCCGACAAGGACTCAAACATGTTATTGTTCCTCAGTGATTACGGAGTAACCGGAGGTGGCACCACCGGATACTTCGGAGCAACTGGGGGTGTAGCCGGTGTTGGAGGTATTAGTTTCAACACATCGACTACTGGCGCGACTGGATATACCGGAGGAATATTCCTAAAGGTAGATAATACTACCATGAAGAATGTTCCATCGGGAAAGCACTTTTATGATTTTGAAATCATAAACACACTTGGTGAAGTTTATAGACTAGTGGAAGGATCATTTGAGGTTTCTAGAGAAATAACGAGATAACAATGCCCGCTGATCCAAATCAGGTAATACTTGTTGTTACCACATTTAAGGAACAGAATCAAGTATCTACTACGGGTACAACTGCCTCAAGTTTACTTCCATCTACATTTCAAGGTCAAACTAATTTAACATCTAAAACAGATACTGTGAATACGATTGTTGTGAATAACAGCAATTCTTCCCAGATATCTGTTTCTACTGTAACAACTGCAAACATTATTACAAGCACCGAAACTACAAAAGTTTTGTATGCTAACCCTCTAGGCCCTTCACAGAGTGGTCCACAAGGTATTCAAGGCATTCAAGGGGTAACTGGTTCTACTGGCGCCACTGGTGCAACAGGATCAACTGGAGCAACAGGTGCAACAGGATCTACTGGAGCAACTGGTGCAGACTCATTTGTTCCTGGCCCTACTGGCGCAACTGGTGCGACTGGGCTTACTGGTCCTACTGGTCCTACTGGTTCTACTGGGGCAACTGGTGCTACAGGAGCAACACCTGATTTTTATGTAATAAGTGTTAATGGATTTAGTGGTGGAATAACATTTAATGCTGGTCTTGGACTGACGCTAAATGGATTTACATTTTCTATAAATTATTTACAAGGCGGGCAATCTATCCCAATTACTCGTCTTCCAGACAAGCAAGATTGGATTTTATATCAAGAAGGTAAATCTCCATTTGCTATGGAAAGATTCCAATTTGAAAATCTTTCCTACACTCTTTTGGGTTCTTCTACATCTTCTATGTCTGGAAACTCTATAAAGTTAGGGAGTAGTATAGATGGAGTTTATACTACCGCAACAGATAAATATATTTCTTTTACTGATTTTAAATCATCATTAACCACTGATTTAAAATCGAGTTGTAATTGTTGTTTTACCTACACTGAAGGTATTACATCACCGTCAAGTCCTTGT